GTCCAGCCTGCCTAACCTCTATCGCATCTAATTCCATCTGTAACTTTGACCATTCTGGAGGAAAGGACGTAGTGCCGTTTTGCAAAGCCACAGCATAGTTCAAGAATAACTGGTATTTGGTTTGAGGGGTGAACTTTTGGCCAATTACTGGGACGCCGAGATTTAACAATTCGTCAAATAATACATCACCACCCATACCTGAAGAGTCCATCATTACAGTTTCACAGCCCCACCTTTTGGTTTCGGCAATAATGGCTTCTTTCTGTATAACCCAGTCTGTTTTCAACATTTCCATGGAATGCACAGACTCTCTTGTAATTCGGTTTTTTATAATCAGAACAGTAGGGTCAACCTGTTTTCCAAGGTCAAGGCCTGCCACATACTTGTGTCCTTCTCTAGGCTTGGATATCTCCACTCCTCTTGCAGCTTCTTCAATTTTTCTAAAGAAACCACCGCCTACATCTGGCTGTTTTGCCATATCCATTCTGCTGTGGTGTATTTCTGGTCATGTATGTTCTTTTTCTGCTGCTCGGTTAGATACATATTGTCAAAACTTGTGGCTCTGACTGCATAATTTTGAAGCGAAGGATTATTTTCCGCATACATGAACTGTCTGGAAAACCAGTGTGATCTGGCTATAGGGGGGATGCCTTCTGCAAATATTCTACCCATTCTTCCAGGGGACTCAGTTACCCATTCCACCTTGTCCCATGCTACAGCCTTGACGTCTTGAGATTCTGCTATGTGTAGAAAATCAAGACCCACAGTTTGTAGTGTTTCAGGATTATCTGCTGATCGCAGTTCCCATAAAACATTTCTGCGGACAGTATCGGGTGAGAAAGCCCCGTTGGGCTGTCTTACTTCCAATTCTACATAATATTCATCTTCGTGCCAACAAGAGCCTCTTCCACCAGCCCTGGAATAATCTTTCCACATATATCTAGGAATAAAGGCTTTCATCTCATTCCACACCTGTCTCATCTGTGCCTTGGTTGGCGCAACTGTCCATATGTGTATTTCAGGCACCAGAGTATCTGTTACATCGTTGCCGTTAACTATGAATTTGGTTTTGCTTGCTTCAAGTATGGTACTTATGGCTTCTTGAATAGCTGCTCTACCCTTACCTGCTCTACGACCAGCCCATACCCATTTACGCTTAGCCTGGTTTCTGTGAAGTGCATCTTGCCATGGAGATGGCGTGTATTTAGGAACAGCTTTACTTACTGCTAGGTCTCTTGGCCTCAGTTTCTTGCTTCTCTGTCTCGGCATTTTCCTCCTCAGGGTTAATGTCCCTTACAAACGGCTGCAATCCCTCTTCAACAACCTCTTCTGCTTCACTTACCGCAGCTTCAGAATCTATTTTTTGCTGGTATTTGTCAAGTGAATGCTGTTTTCCACGCCTAAATCTTTCGGTATCATACTCAATATTTGCAAACCATCCCGCATTATCGACTATCTTGTGATTAATTGGTGCTTGTCCAGCATTTGTTTCCAAGTTTATCACAGCAGATACGGTACTTTCATTGGCATAATGCTCAACCAGGTTGGCATGCTTTAGATATTCACCACTTGTTTCGCATTTGGGGTAGTGACCATTATCCTTGATGTAATTCACAAGTTTAGAGAAGGTAGGTTTCCTCTCAACCCTGATAACCAAATCGTCATATTCCATCTGCAGCTCTTCAGCAATGGACTCTAAGTCTCCATGAGTCGGCAGCAGAATCAATATTTTTCTAAACAGCCTAGGATACCTCTCCCAGTAGGGTAGTGCATCAAGAACTCTTTTCCTCAGGCCATCCGGTGTTAAGCCAGATAATCTTTTAGATGTCTTAGTGGCACTAGGCACCAATCTTTTCGATTTCTTTCTGTATGGGTTATTTGAGTCAGCCATGTAGGGCATAATAACGTACTCTGGAGCATTCGTCAAAAAGAGAAAAGGACCCTTTCTTTTGGATATACGTAGTATATCTTTTCTTTAGGGGATAAGAGATACGGAAGTACTTAGGGCTCTATACGTAGCGCATTAGGCGTGTGCACGCGTATCACCCTTATAGTTCCCTAGGGACAGGAAGGGAAGTACTC